CAGGCGCAGGCCCAGCTTGGGATGCTGATGACGATGGACGCTGACGTGGCTGCGGTGGAGTTCCTGATTCAAGCCGTGGACCCCGCCATGCCGCCAAGCGAGGCGAAGATTGTTCTCAAGGCACTCGCCAAAGGACAGGACGCGACCTATTACGCGCCGGAAGATGACGGCGGGATTCCGGTTCCTATGGCCCTTGTGCCGTGGGTGAACGTGGTGCATCCGGCGACTCTGACGGGGGACGGTGAGGCCGATTGGTTCGCCATCCCCGAATGGATGACGCGGGTGGAACTGGAGTCGCGGGCGGCGGCGGAAGGATGGGACGAGGAGTTCGTCAAACAAGTTCTGGAACACAAGAACCAGATGATGACCGAGTTGACCTCGATCAGTCTGGCAAACGCCTATTCATGGGTGCTAAGTGGCGCGGGCATCGGTCTCCACATCGACCAGAACTACGCGCAGGACGCGAACCCGGTTTATCAAATCTTCCACGTCTGGCGCAGGGCGGTCAACAAGGTGGGCAACCCGATGATCTACCGGACGATTCTTAGCCCGTTCGTCAACGACGTGGCCGGTCTCCACGAATGCACCAACCTCAAGCGGTTGCCATTCCTCGTTGACACCAGCGAGGCGGTCAATACCGCAATGCTTTCCCGTGGCGTCGGTGAAGTCGTCGTCGCTCCTCAAAACCATATCATCGACATCATGGATGGCGAGGGGGCAAGGCAGCAGCTTGGAACGAACCCGCCGCTCGTCAGGGGCGCGGACCAACACATTGCCGTTAGGCCGGGAATGCAAATCCATGTCCGGTCAGTCGGTCAGAGGGCGATCAACGAGTTCATGGTGACGCCGAGGGTGGACGAAGGGGCATTGAAGCTCATCGAAATCCACGAACGCAATGTTGATCTTCGCTACTTCCGTGGCGAGGCGACCGACCCCGACACCAAGGCGCAACAGAAGGAATTGCTGGCTTATCAGGCGATGGAAAGCCTATCTGCTTTCTGGCGTCTTGTCTGGAGCGTCATCCAGGCGAATCTGGAGGAGTTCCGCCTTGAGCGGCTTGCGGGCCGGGATGTGAATCTTTCCATCACCGGAGACTCCATCCAAGGGGAAGCCGAGATAGATGTTGGATTCAACGTGAGTGGGCTTTCCGGCGACCAGTCCGACAAGTGGCTGACCGTGTTGGAAAAACTACTTAGCTTCGACTCAGGCGAATTGGATCGCTCCGCAATCCTGATGGACCTCGCCATGATGATGAATCCGGCGATGGCTAAGAAGATCATTATTCCGTCCGACACGGCGGCTGGGAAAGTGGCCGATGACCAGGAGACCCGCATTGCGAAGATCATGGCTGGCGTCCCGGTGAGATACCCCGAACGCCAGACCAATCCCAAGCTGCGGCAGGAAGTCCAGCAAAACTGGATGATGGTTCCCAACAACATCCCCCGCGCCATGCAGGACGAAGCCGTGGCTGATATGATGAAAAAGGAGCAGGAGTATTTGCAGGCGCAGGAACAGCAATACATCCAAAACCCGATCATCGGCAAAACGCTTGCGAAACCGAACTAAACAACCAACAACCAAATGGCTAAGAACGTGATGACACCCGAAGGCAAAGCGAAAATCGCGGCGGCACAAAAAGCACGATGGGACAAGGTGAGGGCGGCAAAAGCAGCCAAGCCAATCGCCACGGCATCACCCATCGCGGAGGAGGTTCCAGTCGAGGATTTGTCTGAACCCATGACCCATCCCGGCCAAGTCCATGCGCTCACCGAATGCACCGGCTGTGGATGGAAGATCGAGGACAAGACTTGGGAGGAAGCCATCACGCTCCACGCCAAAACCACACGTTGCAGTGCCCCGTGCCTCATCCACCCGTCCAAGAAGTTCCTCAAGAAACGCGCCTTGAAGGAGATGGCGAGAACCGGAATCCGCTGATCCAATGGCACTCTTTTCGACCACCAAGCCGGTCAGGGTGCTTGGCTCCACCACCTTCGGCCCGCAAATGACGCTGGAGGAGGTCCAAGCCGCCTTCACCGGAGGACTAAACAACCCGGCGATTAGGGCAATCGGGCAAATTTGCCTCGCCATGAGAGAGGGCGGGGTGGGCGATTCGGCGGGGGCATTGTCCCAAGAAAAGCCGATGGAAAGCGCGATCCACGCCGGGGCGGCAAACGCCTGTGCCGAACTCGCGCAAATCCTCGCAAACCTGTCCACCGGCAAAACGGGCGACCAAATCAAGGAGTGGTTCCAGCAGTAAGTTCGTCTAAGACTTATAACCTACACGTTCTTAATGGCGGTAGGTTTGACTAGATACATGGGAATGACTTAGGATTGCCGCACTTAGCCGGGGACGACATCCCGGCAAGGCAATAAGTCAAACCCATGCCGCAATCCTCGAATCCCAGCAGTTCGACTGCCACGCCAGCACCAGTTTCCAACGCAGGCGAGACAGCAGTTACAACCGCTCAACCCCTCACACTTTCGGAGCAGAACGCGGTAGCAGCCGCCTTCTTGGCCGAAGGTTCTGGAGTTGTGCCGGTCAAGACTGAAACCACCAAGGAAACGGCGACGGAGACTCCCGCCGCCGAGACTCAAACTCCCGACCCGCAGCAAACGGACGGAGATGAAGCCTCAAACAGCGAAGAAGGAGCGGCAGAGGCCGGCCCCATCGCAGAGCCACCGGAAAACGCCGGTCCAGAATGGCTGGAGAAGGTCCGCGAGCAGATAGCCGAAACGGGAGAAGTCCCCGCTTGGTTCTTTGAACGCGCAGCCACCCCACTCATCAAGGAAGCCGAGAAAAACGCCAAGATTCGTGAGTTGGAATCCGAACTTGTTGCCCTCAAGGAAACCGCCGAGGCCAAGCCTACCATCGTTGTGGACAACCCCGACAATGCGTTTGCCAAGCTCTCGCCGGAAGAACTCAAGAGCAACGAGACGCATTTCGCCGCTCAACGAGCCTGGGCGTTGCGACACCTGACCACCGGCGGCACCGCTGGTGATAAGGAATACGGACCCGAAGAAGCCGCCGATCTGCTTTTGCAGGCAGAACAGGCGATTGACCTCATCAAAGAAGCAAAGACCGAATCCGAATCACGCCGAACGCATTTCGAGAAGGTGGCAAAAGTCGCCTATCCCGATCTGGCTGTGGCAAGCTCAGAACTGCGAAAGAAGGTTGACGCGATCAAAATCGCCAAACCATCCCTCGCGCGTCTGGTCGATTCGGACACGATCATTGCCGACATGCTGGAAGGTCAAAAGCTACGGGAAGCCCGCGCAAAAGGCATCCAGACCATCAACGTATCCGCCAAACCAAAGCCCGTTGCGTCTGCCAACGGAAACTACAAGACGGCAAGCCCGATAGCGGGAGCCGCCCCAAGAGTCCCAATCTCTCCGGTAAACTCCGCACCGGACATCGACTCCCTCCGCAAGCAGGCACTCAACGGGAGCGAGAAAGCGCAGGCGGCACTTGCCGCAGCCTTCCTCCAACCCGCAGGAGCCTAACAACCCAATCCCCTTACCACTATGGCTATCGTCTCTCAAGGCACCCAACTTACCATCAAACCCGATGTATTCGACGTCCTCATGGGCGGCGATATGTCCTGGGACCCCTCCTCGACTCCTCTGTTCTCGACCCTCCGCAAGGGGCCGGACACCGAAAACGCCGTTCTTTTCCAGTTCCCCTATGACTTGCCGGACGCTCCGGTGGCTACGGGCAGCGCGGAAGGCGGGCGTTACGCACAGGCCGGCACGACCACTTACGGTGGACGCGCCCTGCTTTACGGGCGTATGCACCACCGGAAAGAGTTCTTCGGCGTGGGTGAAGTGGCGCAGGGCAACGAAACCTACGCCACCAATGGCGCGGATGAGTTCACCTACCAGATGCGCCGTGCGCTCCGCAAACTCGTCAAGTCGTGCGAATACATCACCGTTGGCTCGCAGGAGTCTCAGGCGGGGAATGGTTCCACGACCTTCGTGACTCGCGGACTCGGCAACTGGATCGTTGACACGACTGGCATCGCCACGCAGACTGACACGGCTTGTGAAGTCCCGGCGGCTTTCCGCCCGGCCCTCGCCGCCGTCCTCATTCAGACCGTCACCTCCAGCGACTACCCGCTCGCGGAATCCACCGTCAACGGCATCTTCAACACCCAGTATAACGTCCTCAAGGACAAACTGGACTATGACGTGCATTGCACCACGGCGTTCAAGAGCAAGGTCTCGGCATGGGGCAATCTCCAGGTTGTCGATCAGTCCTCGGCGGCTGCAACGAGCGTGTTCATGCGCCGGTTCAACCAGAGCGCGGAATCCCGTAAGATCATCGCCACCGTGGATGAATGGCAGGGAGACGCCGGCAAGGCTCGCTTCCACCTGCACCCCTGGGTTGGCGATGCGGACCTCGTTGAAGCGTTGTTCCTCGACTACCGCTTCTGCCAGTATCGCGTCCGCAAGGCTCCGTCCGCTCGTCGCCTCCCCGATTCCGGTGGTGGCCCCGAAGGCGTGGCTGAGTTCACGATGGGCGTCCAGTGCATGCCTCTCTATCTCGCCAAAATCTCGACCGACGTTTAATCAACTGATGGATGAGACCACTCACTCGTTGTTGGAGGCTGTTAGGCGCGGGCTTAACAGCCTCCCCATCGGGAGCGCGGAAGGAAGGGCGATCATCGCAGAAGCCGAAAAGTCCATTGGCGCACTCGCCAAACACCTTGACGGATTGAAAGCAGACCTCCCTGACATCATCGAACCCAGCAACGAGACGGTCACAACCACCCTGCCGGAATCCCTGGCAAGTTCGTCAGTCGAAGGAGAACGCAGACCCGAACCACCCGAAGATGCATCTAGCCCTTGAGAATCGCGATGAAGTGATGGATGAGATGGTCGATCTACTCGGCCCGTCCACCGCCAAGCGTGTTTACGCGGATTTTGAGAGGGGGAACAACCTTCGACTCGCCGCCGCACTCAGAGACCAAGCCAGAGTATCGAGGGCGAACCAGGAAGCCGAACACATCGGCGTTGATTGCATCGGACAAGTCAGACGACGGATCGCCACAAGTTTGGAATCCGAGCTCCGCAGACTTTACGGGCAGGATGCGCTCAAGGACGACGCTTTCATGGACCGCCTGCAACGAGACAACCCAAACTTCAATTTCAAACCCGCTTACAAGCGGAAAGCAAGAATCATCAAGTCAATTTAACCAACCAAACATATGGCTCTTAATACCCTCACCCTCGGTGAACTCAACACCACCACCGCTACCCAGCTTGACACTTCCACGGAAACCGTCACCACGACTAACACCATTCTCGCCTCCGAGAACGGCAAGACGTTCTTCCTGAATGCGGCTGGCGGCTTTACCTCCACCCTCCCCACGGCTGCGGCTGGACTCCGGTTCACCTTCATCGTTAAGACGAACCCGACCACCGCCTACATCGTGGCTGCGGCGACTGCGGATACCATCGTCGGTTGGCCCTCCAACATTGGTGGAGCCGATTCCGTGGCTGACGGCAACGCCCTTGGCGACCAGTTGAACTTCGCCGCCAATACCGCCCTCGCGGGTGATATGGCCGAATTCTTCAGCGACGGCACCTACTGGTATGTCCGCGCCCACGCCAAGGCGATCAACGCGATCACCATCACGGGCTAATCCCCCGACATCGGAAGGGTTGGCTCTCTTAACCGGGAGCCAGCCCTCCCTTCATTTTCTGATTATCTGCCTGATCCACAATGGCCGGGACAATCACAGCAAACCAGCTAATTGACGAGTTCGCCAATGCGGCGGGACTCAACTGGAATTCCACAGCCGGCACGGTCTCGTTGAACGACATTACGAGCTACAAGGCGGTCAATTATCTGAATCGCGCCCTCCGGTGGATTTGGAAAACGGACGACCCGTATTTTGCTTGGCCGGCGTCCATCACGTCTAGCGCATCCGTCACGATAACGAGCGGCGTCATCACATGGGCGGCAGTCAGCAGCAGCGATTGGGTATCCTTCTGGAATTCAGATCCTTCGGTTTATCCAGGGACCGCTACCCCTCCCTTCACGGAGGTCCAGCCCGTCCCCGTTTCATGGGATGGCACTCAATTCCGCGTCCATTCGTCCAGCGTGACGAGTCCATGTTTCGCCTATTGGCGATCAGCTTGCCCGGTCATCACATGGGCGGCGGCTTCAACCGTCCCGTCCTACGCGACCCCGCTTATCCAAGCCGAGTTCGTTGATCCAGTGGTCAATTTCGCGCTTGCCGAACACTTCCGCGCCCTCTCCTCGATGGACCGGGCGAACGACGCCAGAGCGCAGGCGATCCAATGGAAAGAAGGTCGCGTCATCGCCATTCAAAACTCCGATCAAATGATTCTGCCGTGGAAAGGCAACGTCAACATCATCCTCTAACAACACAAAATCATGCCATCTCCTCAAATCTACCCGCCCGACCCGAAAGGCAACTCATGGGTGACCCCAATGGGCAACTGCTACGAGACTGTTGCGGCTTCCCAAACGGCGCAAGTCATCGGAGTAACCGGAGGAGTGGGCGACTATATCGCTGGCCTGCTCGTTATCCCGGCAACAACTTCGCCCGGCAACGTCCTGCTCCTCGATAACGCAACCTCCATCACCGTCTTTACCGGGGGCGCATCCAGCGTTTCAAACCTTGTCCCGTTCTTCATCCCGCTTGGCCTTTATAGCGTGAGTGGCGCGTGGAAGGTAACGACGGGTGCGAACGTCTCCGTGGTCGCAACCGGTAGCTTCACCTTCTGATGCTCAAGCTGCTAAGATTCCCAGCAACCACACAATGATCCGCCTTTTCCATCGTTATTTCGGAGCCGGTCGAGGAGCCATTGATGGAGTGAGTGGCGCAAGCATTTACGTCGATTCGGTTGGCGGGAATGATGCCAACAGCGGATTGACTTCATTGCTGCCGAAACAAACCCTTGCTGGAGCAAGAGCCATTGCGACCGGTGCGCTGGATGTCTTTTACCTCAAGAAGGGATCGACTTGGCGGGAAACGCTGAATCTTGTTTTGTTGACCAGACCGACAGTAACAACATACGGCTCAGGGGACGCGCCGATCATTGATGGCTCCAATGTTTCGACGGGGTGGACAGTAGTTTCCGGCAATGTCTATGAGAAATCAATCACCCACGACGGCAGCGGAAGCGGACGCCTCACGGTTTATGAGGATGGCGTCTTGATGACTCGGGTGGCTGATGTGGCTGCTTGCGAGGCCGCGCCAGGGAGCTTTGTCAAAGTTCTTGGCAGCGCGGGGTCCCCCGTTTCGGTCAGGATACACGCAACGGGCGGCGGCGATCCTGATGGCAACGGGAAAACCTACGAAGTGAGCGTCCGAACGAACGGCATTTACGCAGCCGATGGCGCGGTTGTCAGTGGCGTTCAAACCCAAAAGGCCATTTCCAACAACGGGGCATTGGATTTGGTTGACGCAGCAGGCTGTTACATTTCGCAATGTCTATCCGCCTTTGGGACGAAGCATCACATAGGCATTGGGTCTGGAGAAATTGTTGATAGCATCTCCATTTATGGGGACGCCATCATTACGGAAGAACCCAGCAACAATCCATTCATCGCCTATCTCGATGACGGGACTGGAGAAGAAATTGTGATGGAGCGTTGCGGGGTGATTGATACGCCAAGCGGCACTGCATTTGAGTCTCACGGCAATTCCAATCCACTCGACCACTTCACCATCCGTCAGTCATGGATGGTCAACAATGTTGTCGGGTCTGCCTACGTCGGTGAGTCCGATGTGAACGAGGGGAACTATTTCAAAAATTGCCTCAATCTCCCATTCAACATCGGGACGGTGACGAACTTGCAGAGCCTAATGAACTCTGCCAGCAACGCGACAACTCTGGGTGATTATGGGGATTTGTCGGTGACTGATTCGGTGATGTATTGCGCCGAACGCCAGAACGTTGGTAATTTCAATGAACTGTTGCGGCTCGATGGAACCGGGGACGCCGTAATCGAGCAGTCGGCGTTTGCGGGATTCACACACCAGTCTGCCTGGATGAACAATGGGGCAGCCGGTTCGCTGACTTGCAACAGAACCATCTTCTTCGGCGGCGTTCTGCCGTTTTGGTTGCCATCTGGATCAACCTACGTTGGTAACTACAACGTCTTTTACAATACCAGCATTTACGACGCGAACCAGAGGTTTGTTGCCTACACGCAAGATGGCGGGGGGATTCTTACGACGCTCGCCGCATGGCAGTCCGCGACCGGACAAGACTCCCAGAGCGTTTACGTTGCTCCCGCCGACCAGACGGCAAGCAACGCCAATGCTTTTTGGCTGGGTGTTTCTTCTGGAGATAATAACGGCCCGGTCGATGGCGACTGGCGCATTAATCCGAACGCTCGGGTGTATAGCAGCGCAGATGTCGCCTACATCGGAACCTTCCCAAATGGAACGCTCATTACGACCGCTGGACCTCAGACGCATTGGGACTGGAATCTGAGAGAGTCTGTTTCCGGCGCTCCGACCGCATGGCCCAACGTTCCCGATTCACTGGCGGAAGCAAAGACATACATCGCGGACCCAGTTGCGTGGGATTTCTATCTTATATGGATTCTTGCCGCAGGAGTGTGGAATAATCTCGGCGTTTGGGATGCGTCCTCAATTTGGTTTGGCTAAATAATATGTCCCAGCAAACTTTCAATAACGGAGACACCGGGACGGTGTGCAAGGGGGTTATCGACGATAACTTCACCGAACTCTACAAGCGTCTAATCGTGCAGAACAGCCAAAGCGGGAATTATACCGCTGTCCTGACAGACGCCGGCAAGCACATTTATCATCCAGCCAGTTCTGGATCGGGTCACACATACACAATTCCATCAAACGCCTCAGTCGCCTATACCATCGGCACGGAATTGACGTTTGTGAACGACGAGGGGACACACGACATCACTATCGACGTAGCGACTGACACACTTATATGGGCAGAAACAGGTCAGCCAGGATCGCGCCTGCTGGCGACACAGGGAATCGCTAGAGCACTAAAAGTAACCAGCACTCGATGGATACTCGACGGGGCAGGAATATCATGAAGCGACTCATCTTTCCGATAGTCTTGGCTGCCTCCATCCTCGCGCTAGGCGCGTGCAAGACGGTCGCGCCGAAGTCCGAGGAGCAGAAAGTTATAGAAATCCTGATGTCGAAGGCGGAACCGGAGGAGGAACAGCCAGCCGAACCAATGTTCGACGCCGCGCCAGTCTATCCGTTCTACTTCATCCTTTCATGGGAAGCAAACCCGCCAGAGGACAATGTGACGGGCTATAATCTCTATCTTGGCGAGGAAACATTGAACTACGTCGCCAAGATTCCTCTGCCAAACATCACCGAGCAGAAGGTAATGAACAATCATCCGGTCACTTATTGCGCCGTTGCTGCCGTGAATGCGGTCAGTGAGGGACCGCTTTCGGACGAGATTGCCTACGTCCGGCATCCAATCCCATGAAAACACTAAGCATCCTACTCCTAATCGGGCTAGCCTTCGGGCTGGCGTCTTGTGCTATGGGTCCAGACTGGTCGCCGGAGGTTCAGAGCGCGGCGGCATCCTACGGAGGGCCGGTTTACGCGCCAAACGGCACCCTGCTTTCCACGGGGACGGGCGGATCAGGCGGCAGAACCACGATGTTCCATGATTAACTCCCATGAAAACCACCCTGATTATCCTCATCCTGGCGCTTTGTTCGTGCGCTCAACTGGAGTATTCCGCGACCACTAAGGCGGGCAGTGAGTCCTTCAAGTATGTGTCATTCGGCGGGTCCGAGTCTATGGAGACGGCTGGAGGGACGCGATACACCGGAAACCGGAATAAGACGGCGGGGCAGTTTTTTCAGACCGTTACAGCCGTCGCCGGGGGTATTTCTGCCGCTTCTGTTTCCAAGTCTAACAACGCTCTCTCTGCCACTCAGTCAACCAACGCAGCAGCCGTGACGAAGAACGCGGCGGATAACGTCACTAAACAGACGGCAATCAAGGCAACGCCGGTTCTGGTCCCAGAGGGTCAAACCCTCGCCTTCCCCCCTCAATGACCTTTTATGCCAGACGAAGAACTCAACAAGCTAAGGGAGGAATGGAGGACGCGGCTTGCCGAGGACATCTCTGCGCTTAAAAAGTCAGTAGAGGGAATCCAATCAGACGTTCATTCAATCAGGGAATCATTTGCCAAAGCCGAGCGTGTGGACAAGATCGAAGAAAGAGTATCCAAACTTGAGAACTTCCGTTCTCAGCTTTTCGGCATTATGATCGGGGCTCAGTTTATCGGAGGCTCCCTAGTTGGCCTAATCACATGGATTATTAGCCACTTTTCAAACTGATGACCCCACAGCGGACAATCTCAGAACTTAACGACCTGATTTCCTCAAGGGAGGAAACTCTGCTTCTTGCGCTGGAGATTGGCGGAATCGGCATTTGGGAGTGGAATCTGGACCGCACGAATACCAGCGGTGGGCGCCTTTTTTGGGACAACCGAATGCACGCGCTTTTCGGGACTGACGCCGTATCATTCGGAGGTAATTACGAGGCTTTTGAGGAATGCCTTTCTAGGGAGGATGCCAAAAGGGTGAATGAGGCGGTCATGGCCTCGCTGACGACCAACGCCCCATACAACTACCTGTTCCGGTCTCAAATCAATGGGAAACTCATTCGCGGGAAGGGCAAGGCGTTCTTCAATAGGACAACTGGTAGACCGGAACGGATGATCGGCGTTTGCATTGAGGAGTTCGGCCCGGAAATCCGATGCAAGGAAGATTGCCCGTATCGTCACAGGATAGGATCACCGGAGGGACCATGCGACTACAAGTGACCAAGAAGAAGAAAGCACCCAAGCGCAAGCCGAAACGCAAGCCGAACTGGAGTGGTTACGGCGCGGCCCTTATGTCCCTACTCGCTGCGCTTGCCGCCCTCCCCTACACGCTTGGCGACATTGCCACCATCATCCCCTCAGAGTGGAAACCGCAAGTGACCGGGGCGAGCCTGATCGCGGCGTTCATTCTCAGGATAGCCAACCAAACCAATGCCTCAAGTTGACCAATTCGCAATCGCCATAGGGGTGACGGTCATCGCAATCTTCGCGCTAATCGCTCTCTACCCGGCAACTTTCGGACCTGACTGAAATGCCAAGCCCGAACCCGCAGACCAACAAGCCAGCCGCAAAATTTCCAAAGATCAGTTCACTTGAACTTTGGATCATCAGAAAACTGCTAAACCGATACAAACCTATGCTCGAAAAACTGCAATCCCGCAAACTCTGGGCCGCTGTCATTGGCGCGGCTCTCACCATGTTCAGCCAGCAACTCGACCTGCCCGAGGAACTGACGCAAAATCTGGTCATCATCGTAGTCGGCTACATCGCCGGCCAATCCCTCGTTGACGCGGCGAAGGTTTACTGAGGTTCAAGGAACCAACGCCTATGATCGAGACCCATTCACCGGGCTCGGCTATCGTGCTGGAGGCGTGCAGAAGCAACCCTGGCGTTTCCAGCAGGACGTTGGCGCGGATGATTTACGCGAGCCACGGCCATTTGTTCAAGTCGATAGACGCAGTTAGGGGCCAAATCAGATACAGGCGAGGGAACATGGGAAACCACAACCGCAGGGATGCGGGGTCAACTGAGCTTCACAGACCAAACCAACAATCCGGCATGATTTGGAAACTACCAGAATCGAAGGAGGACGAATGGAAGTCTCATACAATCACGGAGGGGAGAACGCTGATTCTGTCGGACGTTCACATCCCCTTCCACGACAAGGCGGCGGTTGAGGCGATTGTTGAATGGGGCAAGAAATGGAATCCTGATTGCGTCCTTTTGAACGGGGATACTTGTGATTTCTACGCGATCAGCCGGTTTGAGAAGAATCCCACGAAGGTTGATTTCCTTGGCGAAATAGATGATTGCAGGAACTTTCTAGGGTGGTTGCGCGGGCAATTTCCCAAGGCCAGGATCATCTTTAAAGAGGGCAATCACGACGAACGCCTTTCCTCATACATCGCACAAAAGGCACCGGAGCTTTACAAGTTGCCAACCCTCAAGTTGCGCCACCTTCTGACGGGGGCATTTGGGGAGCAACCAGAGATTCCAGGCATCGAATGGGTTGGCGACCAAGCCAAGATCAGGGCGGGCCATTTGACGATTCTCCACGGCCATGAAATGGGCAAGGGTTCAATCGCCCCACCAGTCAACCCGGCGCGTGGATTCTTTCTGAAAACGAACGATTGCGTTCTAGCCGGCCACCTTCACCGGACCTCAAGCCACTTTGAGCGGTCTATGAACGGCAGGCTCATCGGTTGCTTTTCTTCGGGTTGCCTTTGCAGCCTAAGCCCGGCCTATGCCCGCGTGAATAAGTGGGACCAGTCCGGCACAATCCTAGAGCTAAGTGGCGACGACTTTAATGTGGCTCCGGTCAAAATCCTGAACGGAAGGGTAATAGAATCTTCATTCTGATATGCCATGCCAACCCTTAGAATCATCCAACGAAAACTCGGCAGACACGGAGCGGACGGGCGGTATCTCAAGGGCAGGAAGAACGCGATCATCGAAATCGACCCAAGACAAGACCCTAAGAACGAACTCGATACGCTTATTCATGAAGCCCTCCACCATTCCTTCCCCGACCTTGACGAGGATTCTGTCGAGAAAGCAGCCCAAGAAATCACGGAAATCGCATGGGCATACAACTTCCGAAAAGTAAAACAATGAAAACTATTCTACTACTAATTAGCACTATTTTAGTAATTGGTTGCTCGACCTCGCAAAAGGAGGACGACTTCAACTACATTCTGGACATTCTAAACGACAAGGTTCCGCCGAGGCATCGGACGGTTGATTCTTGCGTGGCGATCAAGCCGTTTAGCGGGGATGCTGGCGGGGCGTCGAGGCTTTGGGGTAACAACTCTGACTTCTGGCCGCAGCGGGCGACGTTGCGGGTGCTGTTCATGGACGGCAGCACAGGGCAGAAAGATAGGGCGTGGCGGCGATTCCAGAAAGTAGATTGCTTAACCAATCTCACATTCGTCAAAGTGAAGCAGGGACCGTCCGAAATCCGCGTTTCCTTCACGCCGAACGACGGACACTGGAGTTACGTGGGAACCTACAATGCCAGAATCCCGCAGGACCGCCCGACGATGAACCTGGGCTTGAGCGTATGGGACGGCAGTTCGGAGTGGACGAGGGTTGCGGTCCATGAAGTCCTCCATGCCATCGGATTCCACCACGAACACCAAAGCCCGCAATCCACGATCAAATGGAACGTCCCGAAGGTCCTAGCCGAATACCGCCGCACCCAGGGCTGGAGTGACCAGCAAATCTATTACCAAGTCATCAATCGGGCTGACGGCGCGGACTTCAACGGGTCCGCTTTTGATCCGAGGTCAATAATGCTCTACCCGGTTGATCCCGCCCTGACGATGGACGGATTCTCTGCCGGATGGAACAAGAAACTCACCGACACAGACAAGGCAACCCTCAAACGCATATATCCATGATTATTGACATTATGCTCATCATGTTCGGGATCGCCTTGGCGGCGGTCGCGTTCATTGTCATTGCAAAGACCTTCCCATGAAATTCGTCGCGACTAAGGCCAGGGTTAAAAACAGGGGCGTCCCACCGGACGACTTCATCGCCGAACTGATCGAATGGGGCAGGAACGCGCCCGACGAGATATTTGCCACCAACAACGAGCCGAGGGACGTTTACGATAGCGTTCTAGCCAAGCTGGGTCCGTGGCAAGGCAAGCGCGGGAGTCCCGAAAGGATTCTCCACCGGAAGGCTGTTATGCTGGAGATTCTGCGTGTGCTCGCTGGGTTTGAAAGTTCCTGGGATTGGTCGGAGGGCGTGGACATCACCAACCCGACTAGCAATAAGCCCGACACGATGGAAGCCGGCGCATGGCAGGTATCGGCCAATTCGCGGGTTTTTGGCGAGGACCTAAGACGCATCACCCCGCCAGATGGTTACGAGTTCCAAAGACTGATGAAGTCTAACAAAAGGCTGGCAATCGAATATGCGGCTAGGTTGCTCCGTAGGACTACCCATCACAACGGCCCGGTCAAGCGCCATGAGATTGACCCCTACCTTTCCCGCGAATCTGTGCTAGAATTCCAGAACTATTTGACCTAATGGGACCGGCTAAAATCACCTTTGAAACCCTATTGGAAGGTCTTTGCAATGAATAGCAGTCAGTCGGCCAGGCTTGGTGATTCGGTGCAACTCTTCGGCCAAGTATGCGTAATGGTTCATAAATTGACCATCATCCGAGCTGTTGCCCATGTCGTACTCTGAATCAGAGTAGATATAGAGATTTGAGAATGGAGGGCTGTAAACGCTGAAACCGATTGAATCTGATTCAATCATCTTTGCAACGTGAACGCAGTCGCCGTGGTGGAGCGTCCAGTCCGTTCCTTCTTTTGTCTCAAAATATGGGGTGTCGTTCATCTCGGATTCTTTCTTGTAAAAAATAGATATTGCCTTGACCATCTCCAACTTCATTACGTTGTGTTTTGCTTCTTTTTCTTGAATGATTGACAAGATAGAACGCTCTGAATCAGCCGCCATCACATAGCAGTTGACTTCCTGCGTTTGTCCAAAACGGTAGCAACGGCGAATGGCTTGGTAGTAGTCCTCATAAGAATATGAAAGACCAACGAATGCCATGTTTCGGCAATGTTGTAAGTTCAAGCCCATTCCAGCGATTGACGGCTTGGTAATCAGAACTCGAATGGAGCCATCAATAAACCCGTCAAGGCTCTTTTCCTTCTTTTCGATACTGTCAGAGCCACGTAGATCAATCGCGTCTGCAATCAAGCCTTTGAGCGCATCGGCTTCGTAGTTTGTGTTGCACCAGACTAACCAAGGCTCAGTGCTTCCATTCACCAGCTTAGCCACTTCAGCAGCGCGGCGTTCAATTGTCAAACGGCCTTCTTTGTGTACGCTAGTTGCGTTGATAGTCACGGTGCGGAATAGCTCACCCTCAGCGGGGGGAAGCCCCTCAGTTGAAACCTCTACGAATTGTTGACGCAATGCAGGAAGGATGTAGGCCGTACCGTCATAGCCCAGGTCAGCGGGATTTGACAGGCAAACGCTCCAGGTCGCGCACCACTCCCAAAACTTAGTGGCAGCGTGGGGGCGCAAAACATACGCCCCCGCTTCCATCGTGTCATTCTGGAAAAAACGCATGATCATCTCGTTACTTGGCATGATTCCAAGAAACGCAGCATGATTGCCAAGTTCAAGGTAATCGTTTGGAGATGGTGTCGCAGTGCAGGCCAGACGATATGGCACGTTTTCGCAAGCTGTAATCAATGCCTGCTTAGTTTTCCCCATGTAAGACTTGAGAATGCTTGATTCGTCCAGAACAACTCCAACGAATGTGGAAACGTCAAACTTATCTAACATCTCGTAATTGGTGATTACGATCTTGGTCGCAAACTTGCCATCCTTGGAATAGGCAATATCGCCCACCCCAATCTTTGCAGCCTCTTTGATGAACTGAAAAGCGACGGCCAAAGGGGTAAGGATCAACACCCGCCCGTTTGTGTGGCGGATGACATTTTCAGCCAAAGAAAGCTGAATCAGGGTTTTTCCAAGTCCTGTATCAGCAAAGACGGCGCCTCGACCCTTGCGGACTCCCCACTCGATCATGTGGCGCTGAAAGTCGAAAGCGCAGTCAGGGAACCAAGTTGGCTCAAAGCCAAAGTTCCCGGATAAATGGCGCTTAGTCGCTAGAAATGCGTTGTAATCCATGTATTCAGGGTGGGTTATGCGTGAACCGCCGTTGCACCAAGGGCGAAAATCTCATTGAAACGGGCCTCAACTTTGGCGCAAGCGGCCTCAAATTTCGGAGCATCCATCCATGGAAGATCGATTCCCATTTGCCAAATCAGATTAGAGACGCTTTCAATCTTGCGGCAAAGCATCCGCTCGAAATCAGGACGGACGGCGATTGTTGATGCTTCTTTGAGTTTTTCAACCCAGATAGTCGTTTTTGCTTGGTACTGTGCTTTGATCGTGCTCATAATCGTTTTCCTTTTGTGTAGGTCAAAGATACGCATCGTTTCCAAGAATGCAAGTTTTATTTTCGGTTTGGTGAAAATATTTTCACCACCCCCACCCCTTGCGAGCACCGTAAATGTATTCAGCGTAGAAAAAGCCCATAACAAGGCTATCGGCGTGGTCGGGGGAGTAGCCTAGATCATCTCGAAAATCCTCTTTGCTGTCCATCTCGAAGAAAATATCGTCCTGCCGCTTGATCTTGCGGCTTAAGAGCTCGGATTTCAACTCGGTAGATGGTGGCACCCTGTACGGGCATTTGTTCCACGACAGGCGCTGCCCAAAAGTGATCCATGCGGCGGCAATCAGGTTCTTGAATCTCGCACGCTTAACAGGGTCTTGCCCCCTTGCCTTTCGACTTGCGTCCATTTCGGCTACTTCTTTTTCAGCGTCGGGGGGTAGCCATGATTTCTCATTCGTCTTGGTATTCCCCAAAAACTGATACACTTTACCCTGTGCTCCATGGCGGGCAGCTAGCCACGTTTCGAATAACTTGACGGTTATTGGCCCGGATGGCCCTAGCCCGTCAATGACTAGCGTGCAATCTTCAAGCCCCGGCCACTTCAACTCCATCGCAGCTATTGCGTTTTCGATTCGGCCTGAAACTTGCGTTCCCATCATTACAAATTGCTCACCCGCTACAATGGTTTTACAGCCCTTCACGATTTCAGGCTCAACCCATATCGGGGTAGCTACAAACCTATCCCCCGTAAGTGCGGGGTCGATGCTGATTATGTCGGGCAGTCGTTCGGGTGTCGGGTGGATTTCCCAACGGTCATTAGCTGACTCGAGGTGCAGCTTTTTGACCACGGCAAAAACATCATCCTCCAATGCTGCATCAAATTCGCCCAACAAATAGCGGCGGCGATCCTGCTCCGGCATTTGGTTGAGCATGTTGATGTATTCGGCGGGCTGGTACGGGTTGTCTGTGGCTTTGGCTCGGATGAACACAACCGAAATAGTCTTCACCGGAAAGTCCAGCGCCTTGCCTGTGCGCGGATGGTGGGTTATCGTAGTCGGTTCGTGGTACCAGTATGAAATATCCTGAATCACTGCTTTGTACATGACTGTTCCGGGCGGAACAGGATGGGGTTTGAAATTCCGATCTAACCACGGTTTTAGCTCAGTCAAAATCCACAACCCCGCTGCATTCGATGGCGGGTTAAAGGTAAAAACGCGGCGGATCTTCTGACCCAGGGGCGTGCCTGGGCCTGCGCGGTTCCATGCTTTAAGTCGGGCAATTACCCAATATGGAAACTGATCGGCCTCATCAAATGCTTGCAAGTCCACTGTGTTCCCCTGAAGTGCGAGCCAATCGTTTTCCGGGTTGTTTAGGTGCCTTAGTGCGATCTCATTGAAAATCAGCCCTCGTTTACCGTGGCTCGCTTCCGGCATCCTGATCGTAGTCTGCGAGTTGCCGCTACCCGTTATCGCCCTCGCTAGTCCGATTTTCTGC